GTGTTGGTGATATCTTCCACGACAGAGGCACGACGGAAAAACTTCAGTACTTTCTGAGAATAAATTTCTGGTAGAAAGTTGCCTGAAGGTAAGTTGCCGTAACCGGCGGCTGTACCTATAGCCATTTTATACTTCCTCGTTTGAGATAGTTATTTATGAATTTATGTCTATACGACCTTCTTTGCGGGCATCGTCTAACTCACTTTCAAATTTGTCAAATTCCCACGGTTTTAACTTAGCAATTTCAGATGCTTTCCATGTTTTTTTGGTAGATGCTGTTTCATTAACAATGTCTTTTGCTTTTGTTTTTGTAACAGCACGGGCGGCATCTGCATTATTAGAGTTAGTTCTACGTTTACCAATATTCATGTCAGCTTTGTACAAATCTAAAACACGAGTGGCCCATCTTACGTCTGAGTTATTTTTGTAAATACCATCAGATATCGTTTCAGGTTGATCGTCTAACCAAGACAAAAACCTCTCATCTTCTTTAAGCTGTGGAAAATCAGGATGTGCATTGAGAAGTTCTTGGTACGCAGTTTGTACCTTTATCTTTTCTTCTCTTTCTTTTAAAACCTGCACTTCAGACTTTAAATCTTGTAAACGAGTATCTGCCTGTATTGTAGAAATAGTTTCTACCACCTTGTAGATATCGGGATATTTTTCTTGAAACTCCCGTAACTCTTCTGGCGTTGTCGGCAAATCAGTTTGCGGAACACCTTCTCTGGCACCCACTTGTTGTGCCGCAGATAACTGTTCTCTTTCCTGTTTCCACTCGTCAAGTTTAGAATCATAATGTTTTTTTAAATCATCGTATCGTTTTTTATAATCGATACTAGACTCTTGTGTAGGTTCTGCAAAAGCTGTGACAGATTGGTCTTCAGGAGTAGCGTCGGCTTTTACCTCAGGGTCCTGATTCTCTTCTTCTGTTGTGCTTTCTTCATCCTCTTGATACACTTCCTCGCGGTATTTACCACGGTACAAGTTTGCATCATTCACAGTTCCAAAACTGTCATTAGGTTTATTGGCGCGGTGCCCTTTTTGTTTTGCCATTTTATTCTCCTATCTCGCGGGGCCTCATGGCTGAGGGTAGCCGTAGGTTACGGTGCCAGCGGGATTGCTGGGTGGCCGTTAAAAGTTGTAGTTGAGATCAATTATCAGTTGGTGATACTGTGCTCAACATTAAATTAATTTGTGTACCATCTTCTCTTTTTAATTTTGGGGTAGCTTTTCCAGCAATAAACAGATTCATAATTTCTTCAACTTTATCCACAAACTCATCTTCATCTTTATAGAGTTTACGTAAAGCTCCACCATACTGATTATTGTTTAAATCAATTTTTGCTTCAATTTGTGCTTCTTTTGGTACACCTTTTGCCTCTATTACAGAGGTTTCTTTGTAATCCGCAAATCCACGAGCCGTATCGCTTAGAACTTGTTGGAACCTATTTTGATCAGGGTCACCTGAATATAAGCCCCCTAACAGTATGTGCCGCATAGTGTCTTCAATTAGCTTTTAAATGCTTTTAGAGGTAAGACTCTGCGGGGAGCCTTTCCTCCTTCAGACATAGTCATACCTTCTGAAGGATTTTGTGGAGACTGATCTAATGCTTCAGCTTCTGGACTTTGACCGTTTTCTTGAACACGTTTTTCTGTTTCTTTTAAACCGCGTCTATTTATCTTTTCTAGACGATCATATCCAATTATTTGAGCTACTTGTGGTGGAATAATTACCTCGCCCTTTGAGACGAGTAAAGAAACTTGCGTATCAAGTTCTATTTTATCTAAGTTCTGTGCCTTGTCAACTCCCTGCGTTTTTAACTCTTGGAGAGCATTTAGAATCATCTTTTTAACATCTGCGCTACCCATGTATTCAACAGCGGCGGCATTTAATACAAACGTGCCATCCTCAACTTCCATAGGAACATCGTCTGCTACTGTTTCAGCTTCAGTCATGGTTTCTGGGGGACCGCCAACAAAACCTGTAGGAGTGGTAATGTTTTCTTGTGGAGAAGAGTCGTCTAAATTAGGTACTATTCCTCCCTCTGCAAAAGTAAAAGCAGAAAATGGGTTTACAGCACTAACTGCATCGGCGGCATAAGGTGAAACAACGTTGTATAAGGGATTAGATAAATCTCCTATTAAACTAGCTAATAAACCAGACCTACGAACTTGTGATTGAGGTCTAGGTTGCGCACGTCGAGTTAACATCTGCTCGGGCTTATCCTCAAATCCCACACGGTCTCGTGCTTCTGCAAACATTTGTTCTTCTTCTTCAGGTGTCATGGCGTACTGTGTGTCAATAGCCCCTGAAAAAGCTTTAGCTTCACCAAATTGTCGTTGTCCCAATCCTGTTTTTGTTAGTTCTCGTGAACTATAGCGGTCGACTACAGCACCCCCGGGTGCAACTAATCCGATTACATTTCCTATCAAATCAGTAAGTTCATAGTCTTCTGTGATTTCTCCGATATATTTATTTGTTGGGTCAATTGTGTAGTTTCGTAATGAAGAGTGTCCATAACGAGAAGCAATCCCATCAATCATAATTTCAGCTTTTCTTTGAAGTGTTTGTCCAAATCCTTTTGGAGGTTCAGGAATTAAATCTCTTAGTTGATTTGCTAAATCCTCAGACCCAATCGCACCAGCAAAAAACGCGGCATCTCCAGTTCCGTATCTGCCGCCACGGGGATCAAATCCTCGGATTTCACGATCTCGGTTTATGACTGTAAACTGCCCCTTGTCTAAAAGATTACTTATCTTTTCAAATTCACTAGTAGCCTGATCTAGTTCATCCATCTGTTTATCGGCAAATGAAGCGTAGTTAAAGTCTTCATCAAAATCTCCAGCAGAGCCTCCTCCTTGACCCCCAAAGGTAGAAGTGCTTCCAACATCCCCCTCATCAAAATCAGAAAAACTAGGGCTTACACCGTAGGCTTCTGATTCATAATCAGAAAAACCGCCTCTATCTTCCCGCGATGAGCTTGTGTTGAAATTACGTGATCCCATTTTTATTTCTCTTGACCAGCAACTGCTTGTTGATTAGATTTCAGGTTCAGGAGGGTTTCCAGTAAAATTAGTTTCCCCTGCAACTGGAACATTTCCTGTTCCGATTGTGCTGTTACCAACCCCCGAATCGTCAATTGGTGAAGGTCCGTCAGGTACAACGTTAGGGCCTCCCATGCCTGTGGGTGGTTGACCAGCGGAACCACCTTCCGGGCCTGTTCCTTGTTGAGCATTAGCCTGTATTCCTTGTAAAATTTTAGCGTATAGTTGAGCTTCATCTAAATCATTGACGAGTTCATCAGGATCAATGTCCTGAGATATGGCCAGTTCTTTCATGAGATTTGGAAGCTTAATAAAAGGAGCCAGTGTAGGATTAGCTACTGTCTGCAATAACGCAGTAAGACGCTGTGTCCTAACTTCTTTTTGCATTACTGCCGCAGTCCCACGAGGTTTAATAGATAAATCCCCTTCAATATCTGGAGCATCATTGTTATACTGCATATTCCATTGAAAATAGGATAAACCAAGAGGTTTAAGAAGATAGTCGTCTATGTTTTTTATAACAGTTTTTATAGACATGCTACCTTGTGACAGTAACATAGAAAGTCCAGACGATGTTCTGCCTGTGCCAGTCACACCTGTTTGACCGTGCATAACACTAGGAATACCAGTCTCTTCATCCGCTAATTGTCGACTTATTTGGTACATCTGAATATTTTCAGGAGCAGTATTGGGGAACTTTAAACCATTAATGGCTGTTCCTGTTACACCAGATTGCCTCCTAAATATTTTTCCGGGAAAAATGTCAAAGTTTTGACCCGGAACAAGACTAGCTTCATCTACATCAAAAACTAAATTACCTGCAAGCGCTAGATTATCAATTGCCATACGGACATGCCCATTCATTAACATTTGAGCATCTTCCATGTTTTCTGCAACGCCTACCCCCCAAATTTGATAGGGGTTTATTTCAAATGGAAACGCGTAGTAAGGAATACGTGCTGGAGTGAAAGGGTTTAAAACACACCTTAACACTTCTGTTCCACAGACCCACGCATTTATTTGTACTTGATCAAGAGCAGACACATCGTCGTCTAACACAAGTCCAACTTCTTGTGCAAATTTTGCATCAAGAACACCCCAATACTCTAAAACTTCGTATCTATTTTCTTGGTAATATGGCTCTGTTTCATCCTCGCGGATAGTGTCCTCATAGTATTTATCTTCGTAGTTCGGACCTTTAACAAGAGCGTTTTCAATAGCATCAGCGTTAAAATACGGGCGATTCATCAAAGCTCGTAGTTGTTGCCTGTTCATACGATGACGTTGAATAATATACTCACAGTCATCAATACTAGTGGCAGAGGGGTCTGGATGAAAATCCCACAAAGACACGTATTCAATTTTAGGAATTATTTTTTCTTCTGGTGAATACTGCCTCTGGTTTTCGTCTACCCGTTCCCAGCGGTGTATTCTTTCGTAGTGATTGAAAGGCCCTTTAACAATTCCAGTTCCTAGCATTGACGCTTCAAAAATAGCGTATCTAAGAACATTAACAGCGTCTGTGTCTAGCAATTGATCATGAATTACTTTTTCTAGAGCACGAGCCGCTTCTTTTGCGGGTTCGTACTGAGGTTCGCCCATATTGGAGGGTCCCTCTGCCAGTTGATCTGACATAGAGTTGTACTTTCCAAAATTAACTTCCGTAGCACCCGGATCTAATCCCATGCCGTCACCGGGAAATCCAAAGGGACTTTGAAGATCATCGGCAGGTGTTTTTAGGTGTGCGAACTGTACAATTCCTTCAGGAACAGGGCTTGACTCAACAACTATCGGAAATTTTTTATTTGAAAAAAGAATATCAATGATCTGCCCGTAAGCGGCAAGAACTTTAGTTTTTGTTATTTTAATAAATACACGAGACCTCTCCGACTCACGGTACTGTGTCGTGCTATCGTAATAACCACGGTAGTTTTTGTATGCTTGTAGCCAACGTTGTTCAAATGATCGACGACCATTTTCAGAATCTTCAAATTTATTTTGAATGTAGCCAGCTAACCCCGGCATTTGGTCAATAGCGTCAACTATTTCAACGCTAGAGTCGTCCGGGGTTTGGAGGAAACCCTCTTCAGCCATAGTAATCTACCTTGTTAGCCGTATAAGGAAGTATCGTCTGCCATTGTGAACAGAGAAGCATCTACCGTTGTTTTAGTTTGAACTTTAGGTGCGTCTTCTGTTAGAACGTCAGTTTTTGCTTGCGTATCAAACTCTAAACCTTCACGATAGAGATTAGTTTCTCCAACATTAGTATCTACAGTTTGTTTATCTGAGTTCATGATGTCATTTGGTCCATAAACTTTCATTGTTTATCTCCTTGGTCTTTTTGATATAGGGGATTCATACTCTGGTCATCAGTCGTGGGCTGAATTTTTTTCGGGGATGAACTATTAAACAAATCCTCTACTTGGTTTACTAGTCCATATCCTAAGTCGAATAGTGTCGCGGGCTGTCCTTCTTCTGAGGGTTTTAAGTTTTCTTGGATTGCTTTTCGTAACATATACGCCCCACCTATGGTTCGACCTGCTCTAGCTACGTTTCTTAAGTTTTTTGCTAACTTTCTAAAAGAGGGCGGGGTCTGTTGTTCTGATTCTGGAGGAGGCGGTTTAGTTGAAGTTGTTTCTAATGTAACATCAAATAGTTCCAAAGCCTGTAAAACACTAGGCGATTCAGGACTATCTTCTTTTGGCTTTTTTGGTTGCCCTAATTGAGCAACTTTTTGTGTGGATTCATTTATTGCGTCTAAAGCTTCTAATATATCTTGGGGTATACCACTGTAATCGACAGGACCGCCCTTACCTTCAGAAACCTTCAGTTCTTCAGGCGGTGTTTCTACCCTTTTCGGACTGTCAACTTGTATGCGACCAAAATAATTAGCTCCCGAGGAATCTAAAAACTCTACAGCACGAGTTTGGTCTAAGTCCTGCGCAGAGCCACGGTCAAAAGTAAAATCGGGATCTTCTTGTTGAATTTCTTCTACAGCTTCTGCTATATACGTTTCAAAATCGCTTGCAAACTTGTTAGCTTCGCCGCGTTCATATTCTGAAACACGAAAAGGAAAACGGGAACGGTATGTATATAGCTCTCCAGTTCCGGGATCTTTACCCACAGAATTAAGACTACGACCTTCTAATTTTCCTAAAATACCATCACTAATGCGCAGTTCTTCTCCACGTGTAGCGTGGTAGTTACGGAAAAGAGACATGCCAAATTTTGAAGCAGATTCACCTTTAGGTTTAAGCGAATT